ATGGTGTACCCATTGTGGTTTGTGTACATCATTTTGGGTACACCCTCTATTCAAAGTTTGGATATTCGCAAAATGCCAAAACTAACTGATATGCAGATCCGCGCATGGATTAAAGCCGGGGAGCGATTCGAAGGACGGGCTGACGGGAACGGGTTATATCTCCGCTACCGTGAAGCTGATAAGACCCCCACATGGAGGTTCAGATATAAGCTTGCCAGGAAGTCACGAGCGATGCTAATTGGCTCTTATGCTGAACTGTCACTAGCCAAAGCCAGAGAAACCGCCAAAGAGCTATCCGCCCGCGTATCTTTAGGCTATGACGTTGCCGGGGAGAAACAGGAACGCAAAGCCAAAGCACTGGCAAAAATTGAAGATGACAAAAACGCCATGCGTGTTTCTCAGCTTGCCGCAGAATATTTCGAGCGTCAGATCCTGCCACGCTGGAAGCACCCTGACATTCTCCGTCGCCGCATCGACAAAGATATAAACCCCTGCATTGGTCAAATGAGGGTGGAGGACGTGAAACCACGCCACATTGACGACATGCTAAAAGGCATTGTTGACCGTGGAGCGCCAACAATAGCGACGGACGTTCTACGCTGGACGCGCCGCATATTTGATTACGGAATTAAACGGCACGCGCTGGAGATAAATCCGTGCTCAGCCTTTGAGGTTTCGGACGCTGGCGGGAAAGAGGTTGCCCGTGAACGATGGCTTACCCGTGACGAGTTGATCAGACTGTTTCAAGCCATGCGACAGGCTAAAGGGTTTAGCCGCCAGAATGAACTTACATTTAAGCTACTGCTAACCTTATGCGTACGTAAAATGGAGCTATGTGCCGCCCGCTGGGAAGAATTCGACCTTGAGGGGGCAATCTGGCATCTGCCAGAAGAACGAAGTAAAAACGGCGATGCCATCGACATACCGTTGCCGTCACCAGCAGTAGAGTGGCTGCGGGAACTGCGCACCTTTTCGTGCAATAGCAAATGGGTATTACCTGCCAGAAAGATGCAAAACCGCATGATCCCACATATTCAGGAAAGCACCCTGCCCGTTGCGCTGGCAAAGGTTCGTGCTGAAATGCCAAATGTACCCAACTACACCATTCATGATTTCCGGCGTACTGCCCGCACCCACCTTGCTGCGCTGGGCGTTGATCCAGTGGTGGCCGAACGCTGCCTTAACCACCGAATTAAGGGGGTTGAAGGGATTTATAACCGCTACCAATATTTTGAGGAACGCAAAGCCGCACTTACGTTGTGGTGTGATTTGCTGGTGGCATTAGAGAGTGGCGAAGATTACAACGTGACGCCTATTATAAAGACGCATAAGCTATCGTAAGAATAGATTGAGCCTAGTCCGACGGGATGAAAAGCGGAAGCCTTACCGCCTGGCTCAATCAAGTGAAAGGCAAAGCGTGAAAGGTAGCGTGATGATCTTACCAAAGCATAGATATTATTCGCTTGAAAAAGTAGCCAAAATCACTAAGTGCGAAGTGTCTGATTTAATACATTTTGCTTCAATAGGCTTATTACAGTTTTGTATTAAGATGCCTCACATTGAATTTCTATTCGATAGCTCGCCAAAAAATGAGAACGAGGAAATAAAGTTAATTAATGTTGAGTCTGATAGTATTTTGCCTGTCGATTACTTAAAAGAAAAATATGATATTAAGCCTGAACCTAATGCTGATCTACACTGCCTAAGATTTAGCTATAAGTCAGATTATTTCTCTGTTACAGAGCAATATGATATGAACTCAGGGAATAAATCCATTGAAAAATGGAGTGGTTTTCTGGCGATCCCTCAAGAGTTTATCGAAGCAGAGGAGAGATATTTATCTGATTACTGGGATGATTGGGATATAACTATCGATACTCTTGATGTGCCCAGATGCGAAAACGCAACATTTAGAGATGGCTACGTTGCTGGACGATTTTATTTCGATGACTGGTATACTGTTCATAGTAAGGATATGTATATAACCAGTTATGAGCTTGAATTGCTATGCAATGGCGGCAAGGAAATCACATCAGAAACCAATCTTGCAACAAGAAATAGCCCCAATATTTTATCCACCTCACCACTACCAGTTAATAAAAAAGCTGAGAGACATGCTTCCAATAGAGAGGGGTTATTGAAAGCTGCTATTTATATCCTAAGTAAATATCCTGACGACTGCCGAGGGGAAAGAAAAGAAGTCAGTCCTGAAAAATGGCGGGACTGCTTACTTAAACACAAAGATGAAATTCCACCATTAATGATTACCAATGGTGATGTGATCCTTAAACATCTAAGAGCCTCAGTCAACGGGAAGGGGCAGAGTTAATTTAGTGTAAGGGTACAGTGCGCTTACTGTACCTTATGCTCTCATTTTTTAGCCGCTAACCTCATACCGTAACAACAGCTATCACAGGAGTTACGGGACATATGACAGTACACCACGCAGCGCAATCAGCATTTCCCACTACTGGATACATCCGCCGTTTTCGTATGCCGGAACTTCTGGGTGTTTCCATGCCAACCATTGACCGCTGGGTTAAGAACGGCACGCTGCCGCGCCCAGTGAAACTCACCGATAATGTGACCGCCTTTGATGCGGTAGAGATTAATAACTGGCTGGCTGAGCGCCGGGGAAAGGTGGCGTAATGAAAAAGAAAAACCGCCCCGTACAGCAGGCGGCTAACTCAGATATTCGCACGTCTGATATTACGCCGACCACCAGCTCGGTACAAGTACCTAAGCGTACCCCAAAGAAACACCGCGCCCGCGTCTATATGCTGCGCACTGGCGTAGAGGGATGGACAGAAAATGACATCCTGCGCTACTGCCGTCTTTCATCCGGGCGTAATTATGCGTCTGAACTGGAGCGCCAGCTTGATATTCAACTAGAGCGTATCGACGAGAAAAACCCGGATGGTATCGGCGCACACCTGCGCTACCGCTTTTCCTGCCGTGGCGACGTTCTCAAGGTGATCCAACTTGTGAACCATAATGCCGCCATTAATGAACATCACGGGCTATCTCAGCAGGATATTACCGACATTATGAACCTCTACCCGGACGCGTTTAACGCCGCATAACGGAGCCGAAAATATGACTATCGAAAAAAGCCGATTCAATTCGGAGGCCGCCCCACAATCCTGCGTTACCCAGAAAATTATTCCTCATGCAGTCGAGGGAGATATTTCCGTTATTCGGTTTGAGGGCATCAAAGTTCGCATCGTCAATATGGACGGCGATCCGTGGTTTATTGCCAAAGACGTTTGTGAGGCACTAGAAATAGCCGATCACAAAGTCGCATTACGGCGATTAGATGCCGATGAAAAGGGGGAGTGTTTAACACCCACCCCCGGTGGATTGCAGGTTATGCGTACCGTCTGCGAATCGGGCTTTTACAAATTGATCGCCCGCAGCCGGAAGGCCAGCACCGCCGGAACGTTCGCACATCGTTTCACTAACTGGGTATTCCGCGAGGTTATCCCGTCTATTCGTAAAACTGGCTCCTATGGTGTGCCGTTCGCCTTCCTGAACGACCACAGCAAACGCAAAGCAGCTTACGACAAGAAGGCCAGCAAGCGCGGTAAAGACCTGCAAGCCTGCAAAGGTGAGAAGTCCCGCCTGATCGCCGAAGAAGCGGAGCTATGGCGCAAATATCAGCCTCAATTGCCGGAGGTTCACTAATGCCCGCCGTCCAGAAAAGAGCCTTTCCCCTGGCTGGCCTGATGTATGCCTTGCGCGGGATCGCGTACGCGCATGAGGATAAAGCTGGCATAACAGTGCCAGCTAATGCCAGCTCCTCATTTTCTCGTCGTGGTAACGAGGAGAGTTTCGAGACCAGTACGCGCGGGAAGATTTTTCTGACATCACCACGAGATGCAGGGAATTTATGCACCAGTACGCGCACGCACGGAGGTGAGTTTCTGGAGTCCATAAAAAAGGGCTTGCCGACTATCGCCAACCCGGTTTATGGTTATAGCGCACCAGCAAAATCTGGTGCCGGGATTGGCGTCCCGGCAATGTTACAGGCGACACATGACGCGCCTAGCGTCTTTTTTTGTGTCCTCACATCTGCACACCATTTTTTCAGCGTTGCGGGTATAATTCGCGGCGCTCACAGAGTAATGGTGGGCTGGATGGGGGCGGAGCAATCCGCGCCGGTTTCCTGTAACGCCGGTTACGCCAACCCTGTTCAGCTCACCACCAGTGAAATTGGCGTTTCCGGTGGTGGGATTACATCCCAGTTACAGGAGGCTGCTACATGTCGGCTACTACCCCTACCCCAAAACCGCAATTTGTTTGGCTTATTGCTGCCGTTCGTCGTGACGGTGCGACGATCACCCCTGTTATCCACCATATCCCTGCTGTTTCTGAGCGTGAAGCCCGCCGCATATTGGTTCGTGATCATGTCTGCTTTTTCGCTGGTCGTCTGCCCGTTAAGGAGGTGCGCTATGTTCGATAACACCCCGTTAGAGCTGGAAGAAATTATCGACCAATGCCGCGCACTGGCCTACGCCGCTGTTAATACCGATGAGCCACAAGCGCGTGAAATCCTGTTATTCATCCTGCAAGAGCGTATCGATCACCTGTACCGCACCAGCCAGGAAGAACCTGCACAAGCGGAGGTATCTCATGCGTAAGGAAAAATGTCTCGAAGATGCGATGAATCAGGTGTTGCAAGCACAAGCGGTTTTATCTGTCTGGTTAAAAACAACCACGACAGACGATGGCGATGTACCCGACATGATTGACGCAGTCATGACCATTCTTAATGGAGCAGCAGATGTTATTGCTGAACACATTCCTACAGGTGCGGGGGCGGAAAATGAGTAGTGAACACACTTTGGAAAAAGCCGCATTGCAGGCTCATCAAGCTGAAATTGTCAGCAGAATGCTGGAGAGCTATCCGCACCAGATGGTAGACAGCGAAATAGAGGCAATAGCTTCTCTTCTCGCTCGTCTAACGGGTTATGTGTCTGCCTATCTCATTGAAGAGCTGGCCACGAAGGAGGGCAGAGCATGAGCCCCTATAAGCGCGGAGATTCAGCCATGAACAGACAACACCTTGAAGTCGTTACGTGCGTAGAACATGCCAATGTAATGAACAAACAGGCCAGGGCGGTTCTCTCTATGTGGCTTGATTCTTTATCAAATGAGGCGCAGGACGAAGAAGAGGCTAATCTTGTTGCCGCTGTTTTATCGCTGGTGGCTGGTGCGATTAATCATCTTGATAAAGCGACGGAGGTAAGCAATGCCTAACCAGACGCCAACCATTACCGCCACGCTGCAAGTTACCCCTGATTTCACTGGGCGCGTGCTGGTGTACGTGAAGGACGGCAGAGCCACCAGCGACCGCCGACTATTCGATGATGAGCTGGTGGCGGGACTCGATACCTTTCTGGAGCTGGCAACCCGTGCGGGCTATCAGGTGATTTCACCGGACACAGGAGCAGTAGCATGAGCAGACAGGTTTATGAAATCCAGTGCCAGGTTGAGGAAGCGTTACACCACGTCAAAAAATCGAAAGAGATCCTTGATATGTGGCTGAACCTCATCCCAAACGATGAAGCCCGCGAGGGTGAATCTATCCGCGTTGCTATCGTGATGGATCAGGTTATCGAAGCCATTTCCTGTCTGAAAAAGGCGGAAGATATGGGTGCGGAAGAGATGGGTGCGAGTAAGACAGGAGGCACAAAGTGAACCGGCTATTTTCCTTTTCTACGCTGGCGACGCAATCCGCCAGTGACCACATCGAGGCGCTGCCCGAAGGTATCCGTATTACGCCTCAAAACGCCGCTACACAAGGCGGTGAGGTGCTGCTGATAACCTTTGATGAAGGTATTACCCGTCTGGATAGCGACGCTTACGACCATGAGTTTTTAACCGGTATTCACATGATCCGGGCGCTGACCGATGCCGTTGTGCTGGGTTACTTCCAACCCAGTGACAGGCAGCAACTGATTCTATGGCGCTGGTACGTTTCGATGAAATTCGTGCTTGAACAGGAAGCGGCAAACGGCCATATCACCGTATTCGATGAGCAGGGACGCCAGACGACCGCTGTACTGTATCGCGGCAAATACGGCGATATTCCTATTTATCCTCATGCCGAGCGTTCTGCTATCGCCAGCACTGTAGAGCGCGGGCTGGTGGAGTGTTATGGCGAAGAGGAAGGGTTACGTCATGCGCTGACGTTCTATGTCGCCATGATTGACTTTGCTGCTGACGGGCTTACCGATATCGGGCGCGGTGTGATGGCGAAACTGCATGACGGTGCCATACAGACCATCAAGCTGGGTGGCACACCACTCACGCCAACGGCGCACTGAGGACGGTGACACGATGAAACTAATAACGAAAAACTTTCGCGTGAACGCGCTGGCGAACCAGTACGCCGCCGCCCTGTATGACGCAGTAAGACGACAGAGCGGCGGGGACTTCTTCACCATCGACGCCGCAGGGCGAGCGGTACAGGTGAACATCGTCGGCGGGACGCAGGGCATACGTCAACTGGTGGATAGCTACTTGTTGGAAGCATTACAGCAGGAATATCGACAGTGGGAGGATGTCGCCGCCGCTACATTGTCCGCCTGCATGGAAGGCTCAATCCTGACTACTCAGGGACGGCAAGTCTGGAAAAGCATGATTGGCGACATGGGCGCGACGGTGGCGCAGGGAGGCCAGATTAATGCGTAATATCGATTTTATCCGCAAGGTATCCGCTGCTGCGGCGGGGCACTGGCCTGATGTGCTTTCTCAATTGGGGATTGAGGTTTCCCGTCACCCAACAACGCTTACCCCTTGCCCGGCCTGCGGCGGTACCGATCGCTTTCAGTTTGATAATCTGGAGGGGCGTGGGACATGGCATTGCCGCCACTGTGAACCGGAAGCCGGTGACGGGCTGGCACTGGTGATGAACGTTCGCCAATGTGCCGCAATGAACGCCGCGCAGCTGGTGGCGGAGGTGTTGGGTATCGATAGCCGGACACTGGAACAGGCCACCCGCCAGAGTGGTACCCGACAACCGCCAACGGAAAATAACGGGCGTTCCCCTGCCGTTGAAGAAAAAACCCAACGCTTTTCCGCACGGCTGGCGACGCTGACCGCGCAGGCACAGCTGGGGGAGTCTGCTTATCTGGCTGGGAAAGGGTTAAGCGGCTTTTCTTATTCGCTGCTGCCTGATGGCTCCCTGCTGCTGGCGTTACAGGATGAGAACGGCACTACCACCGCCGCACAGACAATAAAACCCGATGGTACTAAGCGACTGGTGACGGATTCCGCCAAACGCGGCGCGTATCACACCGTTAACGCACCAGAGCAGCCCGATACGGTGATTATTGCCGAAGGGCTGGCGACTGCGTTAAGCGCTCACCTGATGCGCCCTGATGCGCTGACCATCGCCGCTATCGATGCAGGCAATATGGTGCCTGTGGCAAAGGCGATGCGCACCCGGTATGCCCACGCACAAATCATCCTTGCGGCGGATAACGATATTTCCCCCGATAAGCCAAACACGGGGAAAGACTGGGCAGAGAAAGCCGCCCGAGAGGTGAACGGCTGGGTAGCCCTTCCCCCTACCGATGAAAAAGCCGACTGGGATGATTACCGCCAGCAGCACGGACTGACCGCCGCGACACAGGCATTTACCGATTCACCCTATGCGGTATCAGGCGGTGATAAACCGACGCGTGACGATCCGTTAAGGCCGCGTGTTGAGAGCCGTAGCGATGGCGTTTTCTGGCTGACGCCCAAAGTGGATAAAGACAGTGGCGAGGTGATCAACAACGAAAGCTGGCTATGCTCCGCGCTAAACGTGGTGGGCATTGGTCGGGATGAAAAAGACCAATACCTGATACTGCGCTGGCGGGCAATCGGCGCGAACACGGATACCACGCAGGCTATCCCGCTGGCTGATATCGGTGAGCGTGAAGGCTGGCGAACGCTGAAAAATGGCGGTGTGAACGTCACCACCAAAAACAGCCTGAGAGCGATACTGGCCGACTGGCTCCAGCGCAGCGCGGTGCATGAGATTTGGCATATCGCCCACGCCACAGGCTGGCAGTGTGGTGCCTACATCATGCCGGACGGTGAAATTATCGGACAACCCGACAGGCCGGTACTGTTCAACGGTCGCAGCTCTGCGGCGGCGGGCTACACCGTCAAAGGCACTGCCGAAAGCTGGCGTCACAGCATTGCGCGGCTGGTGGACGGCAACTATTCCATGATGACTGGCATAGCGGCGGCGCTGTCCGCTCCGCTTATTGGGCTATCTGGTTCGGACGGATTCGGTATCCATTTCTATGAACAATCCAGTGCCGGTAAAACCACGGCGGCGAATGTTTCTGCCAGTCTGTACGGCAACCCCGATTTACTGCGCCTGACGTGGTATGGCACCGCGCTGGGGCTGGCGAACGAAGCCGCCGCCCACAATGACGGCCTGATGCCACTGGATGAAGTCGGGCAAGGCGCTGACCCGGTGAGCGTGGCGCAAGCCGCCTATGCCCTGTTTAACGGCGTGGGCAAGCTACAGGGAGCCAAAGAAGGCGGCAACCGGGATTTAAAACGCTGGCGCACGGTGGCGATCAGCACCGGCGAAATGGATTTGGAAACCTTCATCGCCAGCGTGGGCAGAAAGACCAAAGCCGGGCAACTGGTACGCCTGCTGAATATCCCGTTAAGCAAAGCGATGCGCTTTCATGAGCACAACAACGGCAAACAGCACGCCGATGCGCTGAAAGATGCCTACCAGCAGCACTACGGCGCAGCCGGGCGCGAGTGGATTAAGTATCTTGCCGACCACCCGCAACAGGCTATCGAGGCCGTAAGAGCCTCCGAAATGCGCTGGCGCGGGCTAATTCCTGCCGACTATGGCGAACAGGTTCACCGCGTGGCCGCACGGTTTGCCGTGATGGAAGCCGCGCTATCGCTGGGCAGGGTTATCACTGGCTGGGATGAGCAAACGAGCCGCGACGCAATACAGCATAGCTTTAATGCCTGGGTACGTGAATTCGGTACCGGAAACAAAGAGCACCAGCAGATTATCGAGCAATGTGAGGCGTTCCTGAATGCACATGGCTTTAGTCGGTTCGCCCCGTATCCCTACGACCCTACCAGCCTGCCTATTCGGGATTTAGCCGGATACCGTGACGACAGAGGCAAACACGACGATGCGCCGATAATTTTCTATACCTTCCCCGCCGCGTTTGAGGGTGAGATAGCCAAAGGGTTTAATGCCAAGCAGTTTGCCGAAATCCTGCGCGGTGCGGGCATGTTGACCCCGCCCACCAGCGGACGCGGCTATCAGCGTAAGTCTCCGCGTATCGATGGGCGACAGATAAACGTTTACGTCCTTCAGCATCGCCCAGAGGACGGCCAGCCAGAATAGAATTGCTTCACACACGTAGAAAGTATGTTGGTTCAGTCAGTTCAGTTGGTTCAATGTGTAAAGACGGTTGTTATGTAAGGAAAATATTTTTCATGTTGAACCAACACTGAACCAACAAAGGGGCATTTTGAACCAACAGCGATAAACGGCTGAAGGGAGGAAAACAACCATGACAGCACAAATTTCCGCTTATGGTCGCCTGGTGGTGGACGTGCAGAGCCGTACCACCAGCAACGGTAACACGATGAGTTTCACCCGCATGGCGGTACCGCTGCCCTGTCAGAAGGCAGAGAACGGCGAAGCCACTTTATGGCTGTCACCGCCAGCCTTTGGCAAACGGGCGGACGCGCTGGCGAAACACCAGAAAGGCGACATGATGAGCGTATCGGGCAACATGCAGATCACCCAGTGGACAGACGGCCACGGTAACGCGCAGACCGGTTATCAGGTAATTGCCGACAGTGTGGTAAGCGCCCGCACGGTACGCCCCGGAGGCCGTAAAGGTGCCGCAGGCCAACCCACTGACGCGCTACGCCGCGCACACGAACAAAGCGCACAGGGTAACAGCCGTCACGCACCAGATTTCAGCGATGACGCGCCATTTTGAGGAATACCACGATGACAGAGAACACACGTACCGTATTGCGTCTGAAGCGTGCCACCGTGAACAAGGTGACAACGCCGGGACATGTCACAGCGTTACCCACACAGGCGACAGAAAAAACAGGCAATAAGCAGCACCGCAAGAACAGGAAAAAGCTTGATCGGCTGGTTTTACTCTGGCCGGATGCGTTCAGTCTGGAAAATCCCCAACCGCTGGCCATCGGGATCGATAAGGCGCTGGCGGCAGATATTGAACGTCGCCAATTATCCGGCGCGGGTTCGCTACGTTTTTCGCTGGGGCTATACATCCACCGTTCTGCTTACATCAAAGCGCTGGCCGCGGGTGGACAACGCTACGACCTAAACGGCAAGCCTCTGGGGGAAGTCACCACCGAACAGCAGGAGCGTGCCAGAGCACAACGCAAGCAGAAAACCGCCCTGCGCACAGAGGATGCAAAATGCGACTGACGCAGGCACAAAAGGCGGAGATTATCCGCCTTAAACGTGGCGGGATGGGCTACCGCACGATAGCCACGCATATGGGTATGAAACACCCGACCGTGCGTAGTGTCTGCCAGCGAAGCGGACTGTTTGCGGACAATCCGGCGCATAGGGCGATGTTCTCTATCCCTGAACCGCGCTACAGCACTGCGTTAGCGACCGTCAAACCGTTACCCCCACAACGGGTGATTACCGGACACCGGCAGACAGATGCGTATCTGTGGGTGCTGGAGGTCATCAAGCTGGATGAGCCTGCCCACCTGCCAGCGGCGGAAATCGCCCTGCAAAAACTCACCATCACACCGAAGGAGGCTGAAAAACGCTACCGCGACTGGATGGTGTCGCAGGGGCAAGCGTTGTTTATTGCGGCGTTCAGTACCATTGGGATGGACAATCCACAACGCTGTATTGAGAACGCGAGGAAAGCCATTGATACCGCCAGCCAGGTACGGGCGTATTACGGCAGCCATGAAGCCGCAATGGAGCCAACCGAGCCGGAGCGCCTGATTGAACAATCCGGTTTGCTGGTGGATGAACACTACGGTATGACACCGGACGAGGTAACGAGAAGAGAATTGAAAGGATTACGCGGCGTGGAAGTATACGACGCCCGTTCAGCCGCACATCGGGGCTTTTGTGACGTTCTGCCGGAGCCGTATACGCTTTCGGATGTAGTGCGTGAGTTTGAATACTGGCGTTGGCTTTATGCAATGCGCAACGCCGCCAGCAAAGAACTGGGGGATAGGTACTATGAACACAATTCATATGCCTGCGATCGGGAAGATTGGCTGGATGGCAAACTATCCACTATCAGCCCGCTCCACCAGCAGGAGGCACTCGCCGTGCTGAAATGGTTTCTGAAAAGCGACCAACATCAGGACAGTGGCAGGGATAACGATGCGGTGTATCTCAATTTGCTGGGTGGCGGGCTGGACGGGTAAAAACACTGATGAACGGCTATATTCTGAATCAAATACACTTCACCAATATTGATAGAGGATGTGATTGATAATGAATGAGATAGTAATTTGGATTAAAGAATACCGATTGGATTCTATTTTTACCTTCCTATCTGCCATATGTTGGTTAATTTCCAGTCTTTACACATCAAAAACAAAGCCCCATGTCGTAATGCTCACTATGGGAGAAGGTAAGAAGCCAGTAGACATGCATAACTTGGTATTAAGTATGCAAACTCAAGCGAAATGGAATCGATTTGCCGCCTTTTCGCATCAATAGGGTTCATCTGCCAGACGCTTTAGTTTACAGGGCAATGTCTTACCTATTTTAGTTAAAGACTGAAGGCACACATCAACCGGAGCAATCCGGTTTTTTTACGCCTCAACATCCCATTATTTGCAACATAAATTGATATCGTTTTAATTTATGCAATAATAACCACTGTATAAATATCATGTATGGGGTGTTATATGACCGCACGCGGGAAAGTGGTACCAGTATTACTCAGTAAAGAACAGGTCAGCACAATTCGCCGTCTTCAGGAACAGGAGCGCAGCAAGTCACCGCTGGGCGTTGCGCCCACTATCCATGTGATTGCACGCAGCCTGATGGATAAAGCGCTAAAAGATATCGAGGTAGCACATGGCTGAAACCATTGATTCGCTGCTGGTATCGCTGGGGCTGGATGTTGATAAAAAATCGTTCAAGGAAGCCACCGACGCACTGAAAGGTGTCAAGGATACTGCCCTGCTGCTGTTCTCTGCTGCGGGGGGTATCACTGGCCTGAATGCGATGACGGCAGGCTTTTCCCGCATGGTGACGGATTTAGAGGCATTCAGTAAACACGCCAACATTGCCCGTAATGATGTGCTGAGACTGGGTTATGCGATGGAGCAGTCTGGGGGGAAACGCACCAGCGCCAACAGCCTTATTGATAAGGCCAACTCATGGGCGCTCACCGCCACCTATGGCACGTTCAGCGATAAAGCCTTTATGAATAACGCGGGCGTTAACCCTCATGACCTGCAAGGCAAAGACAGCGTGGAAGTGATCAAGACGATGGCCGATTACTATAACCAGGCGGCGGCGTCCGGCTTTGATGGCCTGCAAAACTTCCGGGAAGGGATGAACATCAATGAAGATGATGAAAAGCTCTTTCGTATGGGGCGTGCAGGTATTGATCGATACTTTGCCGAATTCAATAAGCGCAGTACCGGCGTCAGCGACGATGACGTAAAAATCGGTACGGAATACCGGACGGCGGTCACTGACCTTGCCACCAACATGATGGATCTGAATAACTCCATTGGCGCACTGCTGACGCCGGAAATCACTAAACTTATCCAGAAAACCGATGAATGGCTGCTGGCGAACAAAACCGATATTGTTTCGTCTATCCGTGAAAGTCTGCCCTATATCAAGGGGATCGCGGCGGGTGTGGCGGTACTGGCGGCGGCAAAAACAACCAAAGCGTTGGGTATCCCCGGCTTACACAAGCTGGGCTTACCCGTGGCGGCAGCGGTGACTGCCGAGCCGTTTATTGATGGCGCGTTGAATAGCATTTTTGGCGAGTCTGAATACTTCCAGAATATCCGCACGGCACCGAGCTGGGGCGATTTCGGACAGGCACTACTCGGTAATGGTAAAGGCCGTTATGAAAATGGCCGCTGGATTTCCCCCAACGATAGCCCCGCCACCAGCCCAACGATGCCACGCAGCGGTGAGCATTCACTGTTTTCCTCCTTAGAAGGCAAATACGGCTTACCGCCCGGCGTACTCAATGGCCTTTACCAGACTGAATCCTCTGGTGGCAAAAATCTGATATCCCCCAAAGGCGCACTGGGACCATTCCAGTTTATGCCCGGCACAGCCAAAGACATGGGGCTGTATGGTTCTGATGTTTTCAATCTGGAGAAATCCGCTGATGCGGCCGCACGCTATATGCGCCAGTTGATGGACAGGCACAACGGCAATCTGCCCAAAGCGCTGGCGTCGTATAACTGGGGCATGGGGAACGTGGACGAGTACGGCATGAACGCCATGCCAGCGGAAACGAGGAAATACATCGGCAAGGTGACCGGTCACATGCCCAACAGCCCTACGTTTAACGAACTGATGGCACCCTATAACACGTCGCCATCCTATCCCCGCGCACGCAGCAGCTATAACGATGATGACGGTGAATATGGCAGTGGCTCCCGCTCATCACGTCCGGTAACGATATCCAACCAGATCACCATTAGCGGCGTAGCAGGCGTAGAAGAAACCGAACGCGCCGTTCGTCGTGTGATGGATGAGCAGTCGCGTGAATATGTGGAGCTGACAAAAGATGATGGTCGATAACGTAAATTATCAGTTTGGTCGGGATTACCTGATAACTATATCAAGCAGCAGTGGCAGGGGTACCCTCACATTTGCCCCGCCGATGCAGGTGATTTTCAATGTGTCCCATACGCCGGGTAACAAGACCGGTAAAGCAAAAATCACGATCTATGGCACATCAAAAGGTATGCGCTGGGATATTTTTAATAAATACGACACGGTAGAGATAAAAGCCGGTTATCAGGGCAACTGCGGACTGATTTACCGAGGGCAGATATTTAACCGCTCAACGCAACGTGAAGGTGTGGCCACCACGCTGACGCTGTACTGCTTCTGTAATGGTAAGAAAATGTCCAGCGCCTTCATCGCACACACATGGGGTGAGAACACGCCTGCTATTGAGATTATCCGGGGGACTGCTGCCACCTTTGGCCTGCCAATGGAAATCATCGGCGATTTCTCCGATCTGCCCCCCGCCATTCAAGGCAAAACCCTGATGGCAATGACCAAAGACGCGATGGACGCCCTGGAGCGTATTTATGATTTTAAATGGTGGCTGAAAACGGACGGCGTAGCCATCATCCGTAATGGCGCAGAAAAGCCCGGCAAGCCGAAAGTGATCGATATGAACCACGGCATGGAAGGCATACCGCGCATCTATATGAATTATGTCGAGGTCGATGTCAGATTGGATCACGTCATTACCCCCGGTGATGTCATCCTGGTGTATTCCGAGCATGAGCAATTGGGTTTTAGCGAGATGTATCGCACTAACATGCAAGCCTATTCACGGGCATTCCGAAACAAAAGCCGGCTGGTGGTGGAAAGCGTCGATCACATCGGCAATTTCTGGCGCGATGACTGGACAACGACTATTACCGCCCGTATGCGGAGCAATGAGGTTATTCGATAATGGCAATGAGCAATTCACAAGCGAATCCGTTTAACCGTGCAATGGAAGCGGCGAAAGTCTCCGCAATCCGGGATGTGATGACTACCATCCCCGGTCATGTCATGGCCTACAATCCAACGACCCAACGCGCACAGGTACAGTGTGGCATTCAGCGCAAGTTAGCCGGTCGCTACGTTGATGTCCCCATTATTATCAATGTGCCGGTGCGCTTCTCTGGTACAGCGGAGTGGGCAGTCTTTCACGAGCTGCCAGCAGGCACCGAGGGGCTTGTCCATTTTGCCAAACAGTCTATCGATGCGTGGATCGATCAGGGTGGCGTGGTTGCGCCTGCTGACGAACGTCAATTCTCCGCTGACGATGCGTTTTTCTCCCCCGGTTATCGATCGCTGAAAACCGCTATTCCCGACCTGCCCACATCCGGCATAGGAATGACAAATCGTGACGGTTCTGTGCGCATCCACCTGACCGATAGTGGCATAACCCTGACATGTGGCGATGTTTCGTTGACGGTTTCGCCTGAAGGGATAACACACAGCGGCAAAACAACGCTGGATGGACGGACAGAGGTTACTGCTGGTGGTTTGTCAGTAGGGAATATCGAATTTAGCGATCACGTTCATGACGGCGTGGAAACGGGTACGGGTAGTACGCAGCGACCACGATAAAAGGTGAAAACGATGGATAATAATCATGTCACTGACTGGGAAGCCATAGAGCGAAAATATCGTGAGGGGGCGTTATCAATTCGGGCTTTAGCGCGTGAGCATGGCATTAGTGACGCTGCCATACGCAAAAAGGCAAAATTACAGGGATGGGGAAAACCGGCAATTATCCGTTCGCGGAATACACCAAACACAGTTATCGCGAACCCGCGTACCAAACCAAAAAAAACAATTTTGCCAATTGAAAATCAAATCGATTCAAATTGTCCGCAAATGAAAAACAACAACCAACCCGCTAAAAAAAATGGCGCTGGACGCCATTCTGACTACATGCAAGAGGTTGCGGACGACATCTGTACATTGCTGGCGGAAGGTGAAAGCCTGCGTGATGTATGTCGCCGTCCCGGTATGCCAAATAAGGCGACGGTATTTCGCTGGCTGGCTGAAAACGAAGGATTTCGCGACCAGTACGCGAAAGCAACCGATGTTCGCGCTGATGTGATTTTTGATGAAATAATGGATATCGCTGATGGGGTTAAAGCCGATGCGTCCGAAGTGGCAAAAGCTAGGCTAAAAATAGACGCCAGAAAATGGGTGTTATCGCGTATGGCTCCGAAGAAATACGGGGAACGCATTACCCAAGAGATCACTGGTAAAGATGGTGGCCCGATCAACCAGGTGAATTACACTCCGGAGGATTACGCAAAGGCACAAGCCGCATTAGAAAAACTACTCCCCGATCTGGATTAACCTCTTTGGTATATGTTAACGCTATGAGCGTTACATGCCGGAAGATGGCTGCTGGTGGGATGATGCCACCAGCAACGGACACAAACAACAGTACAGACTCAGCCATGAATGCCGATATCATCCCTGTGTATCTGTTTATGAGAGGTAACGTTATGCGATGGAACGTGGTACTACTGGCGGCATTATTACCGTTTTTTATTACTGGCTGTTCATCTGGTATTTCCAATCAAAAAATTGAGCAAGATAAAAAATGGAATACCATGATGGAAGAAAGAAACAAAAAAATGCAGGCAGATCAGGAACAGGCAGAAAGGGAAGAAACAGCAAAGCGTGAGAAGGAAGAGGCACGCATAGCCTCAATACCCCGCCAAAGATGCTACCTGCAAGCGCCAGGTGGCGACCAAACCGTTAAAAGGTTACTCGATATTATCAATCGGGAGAATGTCACATGCCGATTGGATCGAGTCCCTGTCAAAGTTACACCACAATGGCCATCGGGTTTTCGGGATGATCAGTATGGTGTACGGATTAATGGAAGAGAGTCTTTTTATTTAGGTGAGGACGGGATTCCCGGGCTCATATACAACCAAGTAATGGATTGCCAGCCCGATGGGTTGGCGTCGAATGCGCGAGGAATGGAATATAACAATTGCGTGGCTTACCTGGCTAAAGGGCTGCGCATGTGGGCAGCCATGACACGCGACAAGTCAATCTCAGACGAGACATTTCGCTCCTATCTATTTTATGCGAACCGGGTAGATTTTGGAGAATGGGCGCTTTTTCTTTGGCAGTACAAGCGTGCTCAATAGGGCTAACAGCTAAATGAACCGGCTACAGAGCCGGTTTTTTTGTACCCGATCAAACGGAAATGACAGCAGCGGATCATGATGTTGGTTCAATCAGGGGTTCGTGTTGGTTCAAAACGTCCCTGTGTTGGTTCAGTTTTTGAGAAAATAATTAATAAAAACAATCGCCTTTACAAATTGAACCAACTGAACCGACTGAACTAACATACTTTTGCTTATATATGCGTTTTTAGGGAAGTGAATTGCCGATCCGGCCAGTAGTGTAAGGAAAATTGTAGTCATCCAATCCCCTACCCTGTCAGATGAAATTGCCCAAAAACACCGCACGCAAAACAATATGGGGGTATCATTGGGGGTACATATAAAAACACAACAAAAACAAATCAATATAAATCAATCCGTTAAATCTTACATTTCACTCCTGTAGGGGCAATCACCATGACGCCACATTTTAGGGCGGTGATCACGTAGACTATCAGGAGGAGGGGTAAAAATATTTGCAGTATAATGTTACCTTGTGATGCTTCACGCTCCCTCTTAAGGCGATGGATATGGCTAAAGATCTTACTACCTCCGCACACGACCGACAGAACATACTTAATAACGCCTATGCACTAACTCATGCTGAAAAACATATGGCCTTAGGTGGGATTGAGTTCAATGGCGAACGGCTTTTTACAAAAAGTCAGCTAATGGAGATTTTTGGTATCAGTGATGCCACAGTAGAACGATATATCGCAAATCATAGCAATGAACTCAAAAACAATGGCTATCGACTCATAAAAGGAAGAGAGCTTAAAGAATTCAAGGGGTTAGACCATGTCTCCTTCATCAATGAGGGTAACAAGGCACCTACTATTGGGGTGTTTAATTACCGAGCTGTTCTGAACTTTGCCATGCTGCTGGTCGAAAGTGAGCAAGCCAAGATTATACGTACACGCCTGCTTGATATTGTCATTGATACTTTAGCTGAAAGGGCTGGTGGGCATACCAAGTACATCAACCAACGCGATGAGAATTACTTATTGGCTTCTTTTCAAGAAGAAAGCTATCGCAAGCAATTCACTGATGCTCTAGATGAATGCGTTGAGGGGAACAATTGGAAGTATGCAAAGTTTACCAACCTTGTATATCAAAGCATCTTTCACGAAGACGCAGCAGAGTACCGTAAAGTATTGAATCTTGCGCAAAAAGAAAAGATACGGGATACCATGTATTCCGAAGTCCTAACTCTTATTGCTGGTTTCGAATCTGGTATTGCACATGAATTAAAACAAGAATTCTCTCGTTTAGGCCGAAAGCTTACACAACCGGAAGCCGAAGCTCTTTTTAAACAATTCGAATCCCATCCATTGTTTAAACCTATGATGCTGGATGCTAGAACCAAAATGGCAAGTAGGGATCTCTGTTTTAGAGACGCGCTGCATGAAAAGCTTGAGGCATACGTAAGAGCTGTACCTGAAGGCGATTTTGAGCGTTTTCTTGGAGAAAAAAGCAAGTCATTAGAGGAAAGGCTGAATGACCCTGAAACCCTAGAAGTGTTTAAAAGACTGAAAGATCGCTAGGGGTATCAATGGACGATATAACATTCAATTATTTTGACATTCATCACGCTATTCGAGTTCATGATTGGATCATTGATAAAACAGGCGGCTTACACGGAATCAGAGACCAAGGGGTACTTGAAAGTGCCCTTGAGCATATCCAAAACGATTGGTATTACCCCGAGTTCGTGGATAAGCTAAGTCACTTATTCTTTGCAATAAATAAATTTCACGCTTTTACTGACGGAAACAAAAGATCAGGCATCGCCCTTTCAACATACTTTCTTGAGATAAATGGTTTCGGCCATTGTGTGCAGCTTTTTGTGCGCGAAATGGAAAACATCGCTGTTTGGGTGGCTGATGGGGCGATAGAAAAGGAATTGCTCAAAAACATCGTCCATGATCTGATCTTGTGCGAAGAAATACTTGAAACAACCAAGCTGAATATCGCCATAGCTGTAATGGAGTTTAACGCTCAAAGGCATGGTTAA